GATCTTAATAGAGTGACGCCAGTGGATGTTGCTGGAGGTGCTGGATTAGGAGCAGTTAATGGAGCATTATATGGGATATATTTAAAAGATGTTCCCGTTAACCCAACAGCACTAACTGTATATTGCCCATTAAATGCTGCTTCATTAGCTCCACTGATAGATACTACACTTCCAGCAACAAGACCATGTGCGATAGTTGTAGTGACAGAAACAAGTTTAGTTATGCTATCATAAGTTAAATTACCTTGAACTGGAATTGGGGGCGTATCGGTTGATCTATAATTTGTCAATCCGTTAGTAACTGTAAATTCTCCAATTCCACTAATATTTCCGTAAGTAGCAACTGATGTACTAGTTAATCTTTTTCCAATTATACCATGACTATGCTCCAATGGAGATCCATCAAGAACTGCTTCACTAACACCAGTCGCTGTTGCGGGTCTAATTGAAGCTAATGATTCACCTGGAGTAAATGGAAGAATACTCCCGTTAAATTTTGTATAACCAATAGCAAATTTATCTACCGCATTAAAAGAAGTTGCGTTTTCTGTACCTTCATTTGGTTCGGCATTAAGTAAAATATGAGAATGAACAATTGGTCTAGTTAAGCGATATCCTCTCATCGGTCCCATAGTAAAACTGGTATTCCCTATTAATGCAGAAGATACAGTTGTGCTAATATCAGAATATCCACTGGTTTTTATATCACCAACTACGTAAAAACTAGGATCAGCAATAGTTGCTGTAGAAATAAACCACGCACCACCAGTTGCTCCAACATCTGCATTTGATCTAGATTCAATAGTTGATGATCCAGCTCCAGCAATACCAGAATTAGAATAACCTATCAACTTTCTTTGTCTATAATCAGGAACTCTAAACTTCCCAATAATATAAGGAAAATCATTTAGATTATAATTTTTTACTATTGTAAATACTGGATAAGTTGTAAGAGATGCCCATCCAAGAGTATACGTAGGTTTATTAACAGCAGAACCAGAAACGCCAGAAACTTTATATAAAAATTCAGTATTTGCAGAAACAGTTATAGTAGTCGTAGTTGGAGCAACTAATTGGTAACTAGTATTTAATGCTAGTAATCCCGAGGGAAAATTACCAAGATTAGTAATTCTTATATTTGCCCCGAACGGAAAAGGTCTTTTTACAAAATTCTGACCAGAATCTTTAGAATTTTGTGTTAATGATTGATCACGAGAAAAAACTAGATAAAAATCATCTCCATCAAATAATGATCTTAAAATACTACCATTTGCTGAAGTATTTGCTGGAGAATATCCATTTGCTACATCAGTTGTTTGTAAATATTTATTTTCTATTATTTCATACAATCCTGGATAATCTCTGATATTATAAAGAGAACCATCACAATACAAAAATCCAAAATAAGAATAATGAGGTAATTCTATTTGACTTCTACTAGGTAATCCAGGATCTAAATCAGCAATATCAGAATTTCTAGAATAAAAATCCGCAAGAACGGGAACAACAGAACCAACAGGAACATATGATCCTTTTTTGTCTAAGTAAAAATTTTTATATTTGTTTCTGTATGTTGACATTATTATACCTTAATTAAGTATTCTACCACGATGTATGGTTGAATATAGTTATCTGCTTTCTTTTCTGATGTAGTTTTTATAGAAACTGTAGACACCAATCCCTCTGATGAAAAATTTTGTGCTGTAGTTTGAACACTATATGTATGTGGACTTGCAGTCAAAGGAACTATATGTTTATGAAGTGCATCGTTTCCAGTATCAGTTGTCTGTGTGGTGATATTACTTACTCCAGTATATCCAGTCGTTATAGAATCTCCTTGAGCAAAAGGTAAATTAGTTCCAGTATACGAAGCGGGTAAAGCAATTGACACATCGCTAGTAGTTGGGCCAGCAAAATTACACAAAAAAGAAGAACTTAGGCTACATTTTAAATATCCAGTGGAACTATAAGTATTAGTACCAATAACGCTAGTAATTGTTCTTTGTGAATAATTTCCTCCTGTAGCTCGTACAGGATAAACACCAGATGCTCCACTTGCAGGAATTAAACAAGAAAACCCACCAGCAGATTGATTAAATTTACAAGTAGTTGTACACAATTGAACATAATTATAACCAGACGCAGGGCTGGCGTGTGGTCCTGATGCAGTTTCTGCGCTATGTTGGCATAGTTTTTGAAATGTATTAGGAAACCATGTATTAACATTTAAACTGCTTGTATTCCTGTTAAAATTATTTTGCGTTTGTGCCGAATTGCTTCCGCCATAATTTATAGTTCTGCTTCTAGTAGTAGTGCTGAAGTGAGCATGTGGTACTATCCCAAGACCAGGAATTTCTGTTGTTTCAGTATAATCTCCTAAAGTTCTAGAAAAAGCTGGTTCACCTCTTAACGCAACTGTTGTTGAAGGAAGAAAAAAACTTCCACTATAAGTTAACGTATATACTGGATCTATATTGGATAATACATCTAATCCTATTCCAGATTTTTTTAAAGTAGTTCCAAGAGAATTTTCATATTCCAAATCATTAAAATTTCCAGCATTAGATGAAGCAGTAGCTCTGATATGTTTAACTAGTAAATCAGGAACTTGAAATTGGTCATCTCTTAAAAATGTTGCTGTTTGTTTAAACTTAGAGTCAATACCAGTACCTAATACTTCTGCTAACAAAGGATATACACTAGCAGAGTAAACTGATCCATCACATCTAATATATCCAGATGGCAATAATTTTTTATTATTAGTATCTGTTGGTTCATTACTTTGTAATTGCGTTGGAAAAGTAATAATAGAACCAGTTAATGTTCCCAACTTAGATTTTTCTTTGTTGTAAAATTTTGCCATTTTATTACTAGTACGCCTTTATAATATAAAGTACAGTTTGCGACGGAGTATTTGTATTTACACTTATATTTATTGCTCTGTCAACATTTATTGGAGTTACACTACCAGTTCCAACGTTATTATACAATATGGTGGAACTAATTCCCAATCCTCCTCTGTTCATTTCTAAATCAATCGTCGCATGATTATGAGACGCCATACCTGAACTAGCGTATGATTCTTGGTTATGAGATAATGTAGTGGCATATGTTTGTGTTGGAGTATCGGAATAAAAATTTCTAACTCCTTGATAAGTAGCAGAAACAGGAATTGATCCAGTAACAGCTGTTTGTTGTATGTTGCTAATTCTATCTCCAGTATCTGTATATGATTTTGTGTTAGCATAATCTGGTATTTGCCTAGAAATAACACGAGGAATTACCGTATCAGTTGAAAGAAATGTTTTAAAACTATCAGTTTCAACTAAAGAAGTAGCATCTTCATCATAAAAAGTTAAATTAATTGTTGGACTACTGATAGAATCTGGTGTAGAATTTGCTCCCTCGTTTCCCAAAGCAGTAACGCTAATCCAGTCGCCTGATTGCGTTTGAGCATTTCCAGCACCAAACACTTTAGCGTATGCACCACTAAGACCAACTGAATTATATTGAATACCTTGAGCAGTATTTCTGGGGTGAGTATGAGCTGGAGTGTGATCTATTCCCAATTTACGAGGAATAGTATAAAAGGTATCCAAATATGATGGATCTCCAACACTTACTCCAGTTAATCTACCAGCAAGACTATTAGATGGTTCTGTTCTAAAAGCAATATCAACATAAGTAGTAAAAAATGTAAGTGATGCTGCAGTTGTTCCATTTTCTGAAACATAAGCGCCAATAATAGTAGATTCAGTACTAGTTAGTAAAGATGGTTCAATATCAACTAATGCTCGTTGATTGAAATTTGGCAAATTAAAAATATCAATAGATCCAGTTCTCTGTCCATCCAAATCAAAATTAGGATAAGAATTTATAATACCAATAGGAGGTCCGCCAGTTTCTTTGTATGGTCCATATGTATTGCCAATAGTTAAAGCAAGCAGTGGATAATCTGCCGCGTTTAACTGCCTTCCATCACAAACTATCCATCCTTTTGGTATAGCATCATCCAACGATGAAGTTACTGAACTTCCACACCACGGCAATATAGTACCGACTGGAGCAGCATTAATAGTTTTTACTCTATTATAATTTGCCATAAATCAAACCTCCATTAACCACCAACCTTGTACGGTTGCGGTAATTCCAACTTGACCATTACTGTCACTACTTCCTAAGTAAATGAGAGTAAACGCAGCATTCGGGGTTTGAACTACTAATTCACCAGAAGGATATGCAGTAGATCTACCACCAAATAAAGTTCCAGTTGCATCTCCCTGAACTTTAACTCCCGTTCCTGGTGCTCTAATGACTAATGTAGTTTGATAACTTAGAGCACCACCAACTTCAATAACTCTAACAGTATCTCCAGTTGCTGCAACAGTCGGCAATGTTAATATTAAAGTATCTTGTGAAGAAACATTAACCATATAAACAATATTTGGTTTTAAAATTTTATCGCCATCAACAGAGTTAGTAGAAATAAATCGGGTGTGTCTAGCTCCAGACGATGTATAGAATTTTTCATAACCAAATGAATCTATTTCACCTGTTTGCTTAATTGCAAATTTATTTACTCCGCTTATTCCTAAATTATCAACACTCAACGAAGAAATACCAGTAGATGGTACTGCTGCTGCTACACCAATAACACGAAGTGTTAAAAGTGCTTGCACATTTCCTAAGTTGTCAACTGAGAAAGTTGGTGCAAATCCTGCAGTTCCTTCAGTGAGAATTGATTCTGGGCAAGATGTTCCATAAAGGAAAAAATCACCTCTTGCTTTTGTTGTTGCGTTCCAAGAAAGTTGTCCCTGGTGTTCAGCATGTCCGCCATCATTTAAAACTTTAAACAACGAAGATCTATTAGTAGAATCTAGAATGTTTAGACTTCCCCCAATCATCATAAAATCATTATTTAATGTGAGATTACCTCTTCTAAACGGACTTTCCCCATTTGTTCTGTTTTCGTCCATTCCAGGTAAATGTCTAGTTCCCAACAATCTGCCAGATTCTATAGTACCATTAGTTTGAGGAACAACAAATATAGAAGAAGAATTTCCTCTGACTAATCTGACATATTGCTTATAATCAATTTTTTGCTGAACAATATACCCAAGATCAAGAATAGCAGATAGGAATGGTGTAGTTGGGGAAGCTGTTGTAGCAGTTCTAGATCTTTGTGCAATATCAATTAATTTTGCTGATTCTGGATGCTTAACAATTTTTCTAACTGTAAATCCAATTGCTGTAATTGAAACAGTGCTCAAGTCAATAGTTCCTTCTCTTGCGCGATAAACTACTACCTTTCCTGGTGTTGAAAATGCATTAGTGCTAACCAATTGCATAATCTCAAATATACCTGATTCTACATTACCAACAAGTATTAAATCACCGTTAGCAAAACCAGAAGTGCTCTGAAGTGGCAGATAATAAGTGAAAGGCACAAAAGAATTGGAAGCAATAGTAATTGCTGCAGAAACAGTAGTTAGTGGTCCACCAGCATTAATTGTAGTTGGATCATCAGAATATGCGTAAATTAGAGTATCAGTAGAATTTTGATAATTTGTAAGTATGGTGCTAATAAATGGTAAGGCTGATGTAGTTCCATTGTTATTAAGCAGAACAGGAAAAAGTTCAATTCTTGCAACTTGATTACCAATAATAGTGTCACCAGTGCAAGTATTAACTTGGAATGTTGTATCATACTTATCTGTTAGCGTTAATTTTTCACATTCAGTAGAACCTGTTGGTGTACCACCAGAAAGAGTAAGATTACCATAAACATTAAGATTTCCATTAGATGAAGTTGTATTTGGATCACCAATAATAGTATTACCATTAGTAGAATCTACACTAAAGAGCGTAACTGCATTTGGTAATGCACCATCATTGATAGTAAACTTCTTAGAAATAAGCGCAGAACTACTTAAAATTTTAATAGCTTCACCAGATTCTGAACCATTAGCATCATTAGCATCTGTACTAATCCTATCAACAATAATATAATCACCTGCATTGATAGTGCCACCAATTTCAGCAATAGATATTGATGCAACACTACTATTAATAGTTGTTGTTATCCAGGTGGAATTAAATTGGATGACTGCTTTATAAATTACAGTATCGTCTAAATGTCCGTTACTTGGTTTTGGTAAGAATGAACCAAGTGGTGTTCTCTTAACTTTAATCCAATATGGTCCAGAACCAGAAATTTGTGATAGTTCATCAACCTGAACTATTTCTGGATATCTACCAGCACTAGGAGCACTATTAATAATTAAGAAATCATTTACTGAAATGCTGTTAGTACCAATAGGAGCATTTTTAAGTGGAAGATAATAATAATTTCCAGTTACTGCTGGTAATGTAATTCCAGCACTTACAAATGATTGTTGAGAATCTGCATTTGTAGCAGTTGAACCCCAAACAGCATTAGCTGGAGTATCAATCAAATTAGAA